TGTATTCGAGTGAATGGAGCAAATCGCACGTCGGCGCGTGACACGAATATGTTTGTCACGGGAACAAACTGCTCGAACGCTCAGTTGATCGCCTGCGAAACGATCGCGTCCTCGTCGTACCTCGACTTGCGCACGTCGGTCATTTCGGCGTCAGGATCGTCCATGGTAAACTGCTCGCTCGCCGAAATTTCGCAGACGGGGGCAGGTAGTGAAATCATCTTGAGTTACACACGATTACAGAATCACGGCGCAAATGGCAAAGGGTTCACGCCCGCCCAGATCCCGACCAACATTACATTTGGAGTATACAGCACCAATAATTTCTCGGCAGGACACGAACATTATTACCTTTTGCCGGGCACAATGTTTGATAACAACGCTATAACGGTTGCGGCTGACGCAGGACCGTTTATCATCGAACAAGACTGTATTCTCCGCGGAGTGTTTTTATCGACAAACATCGGGATTCCTTTGGGGACAGCAGATCTTATAATATATGACGGTTCTATCAATTCTGCAAATGTTATAGTAAATATTCCAATGATAACCGGACAGAGCAGTGTGTTCAACACTACATCGTCACACACGTTCCACTTTGGCGACAAGATGATCGTCGACCTGTCTCTAACCCTTACTGGCAGTCAGACAGGACTTCGTTCGTTCCAGGTTAATGTTGGACTGTTTTAGTAGTAATGATACGCGACGCCCGAACCGTTGCTGACTTTCAGCACTTTACGTTCTCGGGTCACTCCCGCAAACTCGCCGGCAAATCCCTGTTGGAAAGTATTCAACTGGGACATGCTGATTATGCGTCCTACTGGAGTCTCGAGATGCTCTGCTCCGGTCTGGTGCATTCTCTATGGTCTACCTTCTTTGAGAGCGCATCACTCTACGTCCACCGCTCCTGTCCCAACATGTTTACGTATTTGACAACCCAATACGAGCGGTTTTCAATTATTGAGTCCAACTTTTCGGTCGCCAACATGGTCGAGATTCGCAATCGTGAAGATGCGCGTATGCTGGTCTGCGAGACCGCGACCGCTCTCGCCACTGCCAAGAAACAGAAGGCGATCACGCTCCCAACCATCAAACCGGAGCACGATTTCCAGACGACGGTGATTCGTGAAAATCTCCGTGCGACATCGCAGAACACTGCACGAGCGTACACGAAGACTGACGATCCCTACGAACTCGCCATGCCGTTCAACGAATTCTGCTTTGCGATTCACACCAAAGATACCTCGCGCGCCCTGTACTGGTTGGCGTGGATTTTGAAGTACGCCTCCGTTCAAAAGAAGCAGTCAAAGCAAACAGTATCGTGCGGTGAACGGTTTCTGGACCGGATTGAAAAAAAGTATGCTCGTAACATCGTGTGGATGTTCTGGGAGGTGGTCATGTCGAAGGCAGAAACGCCGCACGTGGAAGCGCTTCTGCGTCTGTACTGCCTGCGATGGGATCCTACAAATTCCAAGTCGAAACTACCGCTCTTATTGAACGCAGTCGTGTTTGTGACAGAGACATTGGACTTGACGGAACCGCCGAAGCGCAATGAAATAGAGATTGGACTTATGTTGCAGAGGATTCCGCAGTGGATCGAAACAATACAGAATACGAAGAACACTTTTTCTTCGAGGTCTTAAGTAATGGCAGTTCTTGGACACTCACAAAAGGCGCAGATTTCGGCGTTTCAGGCGCTTCTCTTCTATATTCTCGCGAACCCCATTACGTTCCGAGTGGTAGACGGTCTCATAACCTCCATGACGGGACCGTACACGCCTCTGCGCGTCTACGAAAACAACGCGCCGACAGGGTTCGGTCTTTTGCTGCACTCGGTGGTCTTCTTCGCAGTGACTCTGGGACTCATGTATGTTTAAGATTATGAATTGTTGAATATATAGAATGTCTTGGAAAGCGCCCGACGGGATCGGATCTATTGAAGTTCTGAAGGTTTTCGGGGATGACATGATGGTCGTGAATGCAGCAAGGGTTTCGTTCAATAAGACGATTGATACGATGGAACCCCGTGACGAGAAACTGATTCGATATCTCGCAGAGCATGATCACAACAGTCCTTTTTTTCATCCACAGATTCAACTGCGAATCAAGATGCCAATCTTTGTCGCACGCGAATGGTTTCGGCATACGGTAGGTTTTTCAAGAAATGAAGTCTCGAGGCGATACGTGGACAGTACCCCCGAAGTGTGGGTTCCTCTCCCGGAAAACCTCCGCGAGCGCGACCCGAAACTCAAGCAAGGTAGTAAACTTACTGCTGCAGACAACGCCCCGGAAATTGTCGAAGACATGAAGTTACATGCGCAATCGTGCTTGGATATGTATGAATCGCTTCTGAAACAGAACGTGGCGCCCGAAATTGCTCGCAGTGTTTTACCGATGGGACTTTATACGGAATTCATTGAGACATCGTCTCTGGCAGGTTACGCACGTCTATGGAAACTGCGGACCGGTGAAGGCGCTCAAAAAGAGATTCAGGACTACGCAAGAGCAGTTGAAGCGCTACTCACGCCGCATTTTCCAGTATCGTGGAAGGCGCTGACGGACGTTTAAATACAGACCGCAATAACACAACAATAATGCAACGTAGATTTCACGTGTCGCGTCTTGCGACATATCCGTATGCACTTCCGACCCCGGTCGCGCGGTATCGGGCGAACATGGTCTGGTCGGGTGTCCTACAGGTAAATACAACTGACCGAACCTGTCGACGATTTTCTCCAGATATTACATCGGACAATCGTCTACACGTCGTCATGGACGAAATGCCCTACCCAAATCAACTTTCACATATCGATATGGTGGAAGTTGCGAACATCACTGTCTTCAGTAAGCACATGTGGGCGGAGAATGATCAGTTATTCATTGAACTCAAGTAAGACGTGGCGTGCTATCGACCCATTTAGGCACCAAATACCGCACATTTGTTGTGTGTTTAAATTGGATATCTGTAAACCTCACGACTTAACAATGATTGAGAATATCCTATATACTGGTCTTATAACCGTAGTCGTTATTGTTGTTTTGCATATCGGTGTATTCTGGGTATCTCGTGTGATTCAACCGCCGAAACCGCGCGTAGTGTATATGCCCGCACCACCACCCCAAGTACAGCAGCAATATAACACGCTTCCGCCTGCACCCGTCGCTCCACCTCCGCCAGTTGCGCCGCCGCCGGAGATCAAACTCCCGACATACGATACGCCACCGGTAAAACCCGCACCCCCATCGCTTCCGCCTCCCATTGAGACGCTGGGTTAACTTTCGAGCAATATGAGGTATAGAAACAATGAAACGTCTTGAAACGCTCTATGGATGGGATCCGACAATGCGATTAACGCGTCAGGCGACCAAACCGATTCACGGACATACCGTAAAGGTACCTCAGGGTTCAGGTATTCCAGGGTGGTTGTGTTTGACGCGGGACAGTTCATCGAAACCAATCGCTTTGTGGACGCCCCGTAAGACTGCAGATCCGCAGGTGTTCAGGGTTGTTATGGATGATCGCTGTTTCGAAGATAGCATTTTGCGCGTCGAATATACACCCACACATCTGTATATTGCAGATGTGTGGATGTGGAACGGAATAAAATTATTCAGTCGCACATCGTTTGCGTGGCGCCAAACATTTTTACAGAATATTCTGCCTTTGGTATACACGCATTGTCCGGGGTTTGAATCAAGAGAACTCGAATTGAGGAGCGAACGAATGGAAGGAATACGTGGTTACGAGTACTATACCAATAACGTTGGTGTTACTGGTCTTTTTCGAGAGGAAACTATACCTGTCGAGACTCGAAAAACCTACGAAATTAAGGCGACTGATATTCCAGATGTCTACAAACTCGAAGGAGATTTAGGATATCTGCGCGTTCGCACGATCGAGTTGTCCAGAGCGCTGCGTTTGATGGGATCTACATTTCGATTACATTGCGTTAAGAATCCAGAGAACGACGGTACGTGGACGCCCATAATAGAATCTCGTGGAAATACAAATGAACAGCGGAACATGTAGTGGAGGTCGTCGTCGGCGTAAAAGCAAGGTATCTAAGCGCAAGCGTGGCGGTTCGTACGGTTTCGGGGGGTCAATTCTGTCGAACGCAGGCGGTGCGAATGCGGGTGCTGCACAATGGAACAAGGGGGCGGGCGAATGTGGCGGTTCTGAAGTTGCGAACCGCGGAGGAAACAATACGCTTACAGGGGGACGCCGCCGCCGTCGTCGCGGAAGCAAGGTGACCCGTCGGCGCAGACACCGCGGTGGGAACTTGGCGCTCACGCAACCACGGGCGGGATACACGTTTAACGGAAGTGGATCCGCAGGGTTTGCCGATGCCGTCCCTGCTGCTGGAAAATCTGTCCCAGTTTAGTAAGGGAAGATGAAAGTCGACACGGTCGTAGCAGCAACAATGCTTTTGATTGCAGTTGTTTTTTTGGTTCAACGTAAAGTCGGTTACCTTGCGGTCTGGTTGCTTTTGATTACTGTCGTAATTGGGTACGGTGTCCGCATGCCACTCACTGCGGCAGTGACTCTTGGTGTTGGAACGGTTGCTGCTGTCATCTATATTTCAGGTGAAACTCTCAAAGAAAAGTACGAAAACCCGTCGAAGAAAGAGAAGAAAGAGAAGGACGACGACGAACCTAAACCACACGATACTGAATCGAAAGAGCATCATCTGGATGCAGGTACCACGATTCTTCACGCGTTCCAAAAACTAAACCCTGATCAGGTTCTGCAGATGCGCGACGATACGAAAGAACTCATGGAGACCCAGAAACAACTTGTTGAAACACTGTCGTCGCTTGGTCCTCAGGTAAAACAGGGTGCAGAACTCGTTGATAGTTTCAAGACGATGTTTTCCGGAAACTTATCCGAGGTTCTCAAGCAGTAGGCGAGCACCTGCCGCATA